GAACTTAAGATGGGAAAACCGGCATACGATGTCTTTATAGACGACAAAAACATAAACTCCAAAGATTGGCTAGAAGGAAAAACAGAGTATTAGTCCTAGGGAATGGCCCCCAAATCAACGATATTGACTTCGGTAGATTAGATCGAGATATAATCACCATCGGTGTTAATCGAATTTGGGTAAAACACATTCCGGATTATTTCTTTTTTAACGATCATGTTGTTCTAAGAGAACTCAATCGTAGTGAAAATGAGCGCATTAAGAATAATCTCATCCAAAATAGCAAATGCTACACTAGCGAATGGATTAAAAGGGATTTTAAAGAAAGACTTCCTAATTGGCTTAGAGTATATCCAATGAGCGATAGATCTGGTTTTCCAGATTCAGTTTCTAACGCAGTTCGAATATTTAGAGATAATCATCTTAGGGGGCTACCCATATCTGATTATCAATTTTATTTTGCGGGTATAAATTTAATGTGGACTAATCCTAGCCATTTCTGGAAATCAGAAAGCAATACCTTTCTAAATCAGCACGATAAGAAATGGTATGATATTAGATTCAATCTAATGTACAAAAACTTTGAAAAAATGAAAAGATTAGATTACAAGATGATTTCAGTAACCCCAGGATCTAGGCTTAATAAATTAATGAGATACGAGTCAATCGGAAACCTCTATTCTAAGAGCTAAGATAAATCTTATTTGTGTATTACAACAGTGTTAGATAGAGCTGCTACTTCTGCAGTCTTTACTAGTCCAACTGCTGCACCGCCACTTGTCGGAACCTTTGCATCAATTAAACTTGCTAACTGATATAAACAAGCAAATAGGGATTCTCCTAGAACTGCTTTCTCCGGTGCTAAATTACCTTCTCCAACTATTGTTTGATTACCTGCTAGATGAACTAGGTTTGACGTAGTAATTATCTCGTTGCCCGAGGTGATGTTTACAGTTGATTGAGATTGAATATTTATATCACCGCCGCTGAGTTCAATAGATGAGCTCGTACCCGAATGTTCTATCTCGATTCCACGATCTTGTCTGATATTAATTCTAGATCCTTTCAACTGCATCGTAAGACCTTTGTTTACAGTAAACCAGATCTTAATTTCCTCGTCTCCATCAAAGAGAACGATATGGCTTCCTAGATATTCACCTTCCTTTTCAAGCTCCTCCTTTGCAGTGCTCTCAAGCTCATGAATCGAATAATACTCAGGAGAATACGGATTTCCATTGTTAAATCTTACGATAACTATTCCACCCTTTTTCGGCACTGATAAAGATCCAGCCTTACCGTCTTGTCCAAAGAACGTACTCTTTTGGGCAGGATATGCCCATGGAAGATCATCAGCCTCTAAATCATCGTGAATCCCAAATACTCTAATCTTACAACGTCCCTCTCTTCTTGGATCATTCGCATCCTCAATCGTTCCCATGAACGACTTATCTACATAATCCTCATTTCTAGTATTTACGTCGTGATTCATATTAATTTATACTATTATTATTGGTACACGTTTCCACTTGGAGGATCCTTTCTTTCAGGTACAGTGTCTCCGTTTGAACTGTATCCAATATCATATACGTCTCCAATTGATTCAACTGGAGGATTAATGAATTCAGCGGCTGCCTCAAGTGCTTTGTTTATTCCAAGCCCGTCTCCAATTTTAGCTATTCCGTCCATTGCCTTTTGACCTGCTCTAGCTAAATCATCTCCGATAACTGGTAATCCGCTTAGGAATGAACCAATATTCTCAGCAGTAGATCCGATGTTTCTAGCTCCCCATGGATTTCTAATTGAAGTTTTAGAACTGTCTTCATATAGTCGAGTTCCATCTCCAAATTTGTGTTCTTCTTCATCCCATCCTACTTTTATACCGAACTTATTAGATTCCTGTTGTCTGTTGTCTCCACCTACACTTATCTTGTATCCATATGGAGTTGACTTAGAAAAATCAAATTCGCATTGTCTACAGCTATATTTAATATATCCGTATTGATCCATCACATTAGTCAGCATGTTTCCACCACCAACGATGTTTCCAATAGATCCGGTGTTTATACCCAAAGTCTGAGCTATTTGTTGAGATGCTCCAGGTAAACGATATCTTAGATTTCTAAATTCTGCTACATAAATGTCTACACTAAACCATCTTAAGTTATCTGGAACTCTTTCGCGTCTATACTTGTTATCAAATATTGAATTTCTATAAATTGCGGCTATTTCTGCCATTCTAAGATCTACTGCCTCAAGTGTATCAATATCTAAGGTTACTCCCTTAGTTTTCCAGGCTTTAGATTGATCTGTTGCATACTCATGGAGTTTATCTAGACCTGATATAGATTGAAAATACCAAGGAGCCTGGAATGTAAGATATCTTAATATTTCCTTAAACGTCTTTATTCCATCGGCCTCTGCTGTATATCCTCGGCTGATTAAGAATGGGGCAGCTCCTAATAAGGACTTGTCATTATCAGAAGTATTAAAAAGAGGACTTTGCCATAACTGATTCTCAGAAACAATTGACTCACTCTCGAATGTAGTGTTTTCATCAAACTTAAAATCAAGCGCAAAAGTTAAGTATGTAGGCTCGTCAAAGGCATCAAGATATTGACCCTTCCTAAAGCTCCTCATTTTGTTATCTATACCTATAAAATTATGCATCCTTAGTCAATTATATTTTCTCCTATCCAGTTCATTCTACATAGATCAAATTCCGTTGAGAATCCAGTATCTGAATCATAGACATATCTTATACCAGATACATAATATGTTCCAGTTAGTAGGACATCCGCAATCTGCTCCCCTTCATTCTTAAATTCAACCCCATTTTCAAACTTTTTAGGTTTGTCAGATATTTGAGAATTTCTCATCACCGCAGAGTCAGCCGTGTTAAACATGTTTACTTTAATCGAGCTGCCTCTAACTACCTGTAAATTTATACCTGCGGTCTCAGCCTTAAGCTTTACCTTTTTAAGCTCTGATTTATTATGATCATTTATAAATGAAGCAGCATTCCACTCTCGATGAGTATTTCCATAATCTATATTAACCCACTTCTTAACCATGTTATCTTTTAGGATATCATCAGCTGGAACTAGGCTCAATTTTTCGTTGGCTCCTTGAATCTCAACTGGTTTGATATAGAATTTTGTAAACTTTTCACCATCATTAAGCATGTGATCATAGTAGTATATCTGTCTTCGATATCCTTTATTCTTGAGAACTGAACCAACATCTCCAAGTAAAGAATGAGCTCTGATATATTCCGGTCTAGTTTTAAATCTAAAATCATTAGTTAACTGTAATACAGAAAGGATGTTCTCAGTTCCTTTATCTGTTCCTTTTCCTTGAATACTTCTAGTTAATTCAAGCTCTGACGGATCGACTCTTTGTTCAGGTGTAAGATCTAACTCCCTAGAATTTTGTAGCTGTAGTGAAACGTTTACAAAGGTCAGGTTAAAATACTTATCAATAAAACAATCGAAAAAAGTATCTTCATCTAAATAAGAATGTCTAGCTATGTGATCTATAAAATACAGACTGTTACGGTTAGGATTAATCCAGGTCATAGTATCATTAGTTGAGCTATCATTTTCTGAGAACCCAAGATCTAAGTCAGCTGCTAATTTACGTAGGGCTTCCTTAGATCCCATTGATCTATATGCCTTAGATAAGTTATTGTATATTTTAGGCACATACATTTCCCCACTCATTATGAACTCTGCGCTGTTTCCGGCAGTTTCAGCATCCGCAAAAGGATCCTGATCACTCTTTATGCTAGTGATTAAGAAATCCATTCTAATAGGCTTTAGGGAATTACCTGATACCTTCATGTATAGACTAAGTATTGGATTATTTCTTGGATAATTAGGCCCAGATAGGGCACCCAATTCATCCTTAAATATGATCTTTATTTTTGGGAGTATTCCAGTCTCATATACAATTAGAGAATCTATCGAAGTTACTTGAGCCCCGTTAATCATAACATACGGAGATGTAGATCCAGCTGAAGATTCGGATCCCATAGTATTAGAACCTGACTTATAGAAAGGATTCTGTCCAGAAGACGAGGATGTGTCCGCTGTGAATAGCTCTCTTTGCGCTATCTTAGGTTGCTGTGTTACTTTTAACTGTTGCTTAAATGCCATTAAATAGAAAGATTATCTTTTAATAGTGCGGCTTGTAATCTGGTTCTAGATATAGGAACTGGACAGTTTTTCTTATTAACTCCAGTAACATCCTCCCCAAATACAACTCTGCCATCTTTAATTTTAACATTCTTATCTCCAGGCTTATTTACATTAGGAGGTAGAATCATCCCTGCTTTTTTCTTAAGGTTCTCTAATCGATCTTTATCCTTTTTAGACTTTGGATCCAGGAGCGGGCTAGTAGACTTTTCTTCTTTCTGGTCTCGCTCTCTAATCTCTCTAGGATTTACGTACATCGAATCTAATACGGCTGCGGCTGGGCCGAGCAATATGTCGCCATATTCTATTGAGAACGGATTTGATATTCCATTATATTTTAGAAGTACATCCCACTTTCCCTGATCTCCATACGTTCGGTCTGCGATTAGATCCGGTCGCATGCTCTCGTATTCTCCAACTAGAATTCCACCTCCACCTCCGCTTATATCTGTAGGAAATTTAAAGGTGCTGCTAATTAAGTCGGTCATGTCTTTGCCGATTCTCTTAAATATCTTCTTCTTTTCAATCAGTTTACTTATCAGCATATTAGTCTTTTGTTTTTAGTTGGACAAAATAATCCTGCAGTATC